ATTTTCTATGGTTGCATTGTTGATTTTGTACTTGATACTTGTACCTGGTCGCAGTGTTAATCATATTGGATGATTCTTTTCGCGGGTTTAGACTTTTTACGAACCAAAAGTCTGTTTCTTGTTCTGTTGTGTACCATATTTTGTCCTGTTTATGTTTCGCCAATGTAGTTACACTCTCCTTGGTTGTCCCCTTGGAGAGAAGGGCATTGGAAGTAATAGGAATAGGGGAGTCTCGAGAATCGAACTCGTCTTCCTGAAGTTTTGCCGCCGGTTTATTCTGGTGGTGGTCTAAATGACGAAAGCCTGGTTTAGCTCGAAGTTTACCGCTTCTCTTTTTGCCCGAGGTCAGAGCCGGGAAGACTTACAGTGGAGTAACACCACTTCGCATAATGTGCGCGATGGTTTGTCTAGCTGCGAATTTCTGCAGCAGTTAGATGTTAACCGGGATGTTGAAAAACGTAATAGTGGAAATGATGGCAATAACGTTGCCGGTTTCTTTGATGACGACTACTTTGATGTTTGTAGTCGTAATGATGAAGGATTCTGCGTTCGGGAGTCCTGTGAAAATAAACATCGTCTTAGTATTTGCCCGTGTTCTAATGGTGTGGACCAGTGTGTGATGTTTACGGATATTGGTGTTCCGTTTCGCGGGTTTGTTTCTGTTGACGATGGTGTTGTTGAGTCATTGTACGGAGTGTTTGAGGTTGTTGATGAGTTTTTAGAGGAGAACCATCATATCGTCAGAGACCTGTACCCTGGATTCATAAATGGAATGGAGCGTGTTTGGATCGAAGACGAGGATCCTGGCCAGAGTTTCATGGCTGAGTTGAGCTTTGCCGTTGAGACCCGCGTCCAGGGTACTATGAGATTGGCCAAAATGTTTGGTCGTGATGATGTGATCGGTACGCTAGAGTGTTTTGAGTTTCATAGTGTTCCTGTGAATCAAACCGTTGTGCATATTGATGGCTCCTTCTATTCTCTTGGTCGTGTGATCCACTTGTTGGAAAGGTTGCCGGAGAATTATAGTGTTAATTCTACCATGCACGATCAATGGCATTTTGCTAAATGTCGAGGTTTCCCCCAGAGTGAGCTACCGTCACGTTTGGTGTATAGGTTGAAGAATTGGAATGATCGGTTGAGGCATCGGTTCATGTCGTCCGTTTTTGTTTATTGCGGAGTTCGCCCTCGTACGTTTTACAGGGCGAGCAACAAGAATCGTGCTCAGCAGCTTGAGCTCGATCGTCAGACTAAGGTTGCCGGATGGGATGATGATTCTCGTTTTGAATTTCAATCTAGTTTTCGTGTTGGTCCGAGGAGTGGACTGCACGATGATGTTCGTCTTCTGGCGATTAGTTCGTGTGTTGAACATTTAGTGTATGGATTAGGTGTCTTCGGGACTGGTGTTGCTTTGAGGTTATCCTCGCAATATTTCCAGTTGCAGAATGACGACCTATCCATGCCCAAGTCTTCCTATAACTTGTCCGATTATGACCAGCTTGATTTGGTCTTGGATGTTCTATCCTTGTCGTTAACGCATTTCCGTTTGTCTCCCTTGGAAGGTGAGATAGGCGATTTGTTAGATGCGTTGCTTCAAGTAATTGAATGTTGCAAGACAATTAAATGGTCTAGTTCGTGGATTTCGGTGTATGCTTCTCTTTGTGCGTTGGCGCGTTACTTTGGTGTTAAAATAGGTAGCGTGCTTAATGCTCTTGGAGTGAAGTTGTCATTGGGTTCAGGCCGTCACGTGTTTCGCGTTGGAAGACCTCCAGTTGAAAAATTGGACCCCAATGAGTGGGGTAGCGGTTTGGAGACGGAGATGAAGGAGAATCCTACCCCAGTTGTCGATATTGGTGGCGGGATTTTCGTTGAAAAGGATGGAACTGAGTTTGAGGCTCAGGCTGGCTTTCGTGATCTTGGCGAGGGTGCCAAGTCACTTGCGTGGCAATTGTTCAAGTCCTTGTTCAACGTCGGGATGGCTTTATCCATACACAAGGCCTTTAAGCAGGCTATTGACCCCTCCGTTCTCTTGTATGTGACGAGAGATTCTGTTAGGTCAAGTAGTGAGTCGATTATCGACGTCTTTACGTCGATGCTTCGGTGTCTCACAAATCTTGACTTTTGGTCTGCTTTCGGTGTGTTCAAGGGTGCGTTCTTTGGGAAGGACGCTGAGATCGTTTCCAGGATTGCTGCCGATTATTCTGCCGTGGATTCTGATGTCAAGATGAGTGCACCCGTTGCTCTTGTTCGGCTGAGTTCGTTGAAACGTGAGTTGACTGCGCAGCGTGCGGAGTCGATGGCCGTGGGGCGGTCTTCATTGGTTTCTGCGTGTGACGCGTTGCTGAAGCAACTGAGTGCCTCTATTGAAGCGAGAACCCAGATTCTTCAGTTGAGTAGCATTAAGGTTCCACCTTTGTGTCTTATCGGCGTTGGGCTTGCCCGTACCGGTAAAACCATTATTCCCCTCGCCACGATGGCGGCTCTTGGGAATGTTTATGGACTTGATCATGACTTGCGTAGGCAGGTTACGTATTATCCCCAGACCGGTTCTCAATACTGGGAGGGGTATGATGCCCATATGCATGTTCACATTGATGAGGTGAATTCAATTAGTGAGGAAGTCGACCAAACGGTCGGCGCCAAATTGGGTTCTATCTTGGATATTGTGAGTCCGGTGCCTACCGGTTTGAATATGGCCTTTGAGAAAAAGGGTAAGGTGAATACCACGCCCATAAAAGCTATTACGTTGAATACTAATAGTGATGTGTCGGGTTTGGTTCAGCATTTTAAGAACCCCGATGCTCTTTATGGACGAGCCAAATTTGTCGTGGTCAAACCTGGTGATGCCGTTCGTGATTCGAACAGATTTGTTCCGTCAAAACTTGATAGGAAAGACGTGGAGACTTTGAGTGGCAATGTGACTTTCTCCGTCTATTCCTTAGTTCTTGATAATCCTCACGTTCCTCCACGGCATGTGCCGGAATTTGAGGGTGATTTGGGACAATTCGTTGTTTATATCACAGGCCTTTTAAAGGATGGGGTGAGTGGTTCTCGTGCAGAGGTGTCGCGAATGTTCGCTCAGGTTTCCTCCATCGATGTCGTTGATGGCGTAGCCAAATTTCCGGACATGTCTGAAAAGGTATTATTGTCTGGCGAATTTGAGGCTCAGGCCAAGTTTTCCATGAGGAAATTGTTTGGCGTGCTGTCCGACACGTGTCGGTCTTGTAGGGTTGCTACCGTGGACGCCGTCGTACAGGTGGTCGCAACGGATCGCTTTGTTGAGTACAGCGCGTTCTTCCAGAGGTGGAGGGCTTTCATTATGAAAGTCTCGGGAGCAATTGCCGGCGTGTTGGCTTTGGTAAAGATCTATACGATGATGCGTCAAAGGTCTTTGCAGCCTCAGTTGGAAATGCCGAAACCGTTGCCAGATGGATCGTTGCCGGATGGTGAGACACGTGAGTTCATGGGTAAATTGTTCTCCACCAAAACATTGGGAGTGGATAACTCATATGTTGTTCCGGCTTTTGGTGGGGGTGTTATTGACCCAGCTGGTCTCATGAAAATTGAGAGGAATACGGTGCGTGTTACGGTTACGAACGTGACCAATGGAGTCTCCGGTCTGGAGGCTTCAGTTTTTGGTTATGTCATGGATGGATATGTTCTTACCGTATCGCACGTGTTTCTTGAGACTAGTACTAGTGCTAGGGTTGTCTGCCATTCTAACATCGCTCCTAGGGGGTTCGAGTCCTCCGAGCTCAAGAAGTCGATGTGGCGGAAAGTGCCCGGTGTTGACGTTGCACTAGTACCGTGTAAGCTTCCCCCAGGCAAGTGTGACTTGAAAGCCAAATTGAAATTTGGCAAGGCCCGTGTGGGCCAGCGTGTCATCCTTCTTGCGGCGGGCGATCGCCCGAGAGTTGAGGGATACGTGAAGTCCATCGAAGATTTTATCTTTGAAAATGAGGGCTTGAGTGTCACTGTGCTTGGTGCGATTGTCACGTCCATAAGCGGGACGGTCACGGGTGATTGTTCCAGACTTCTTGTCGCTGTGAGCGACGAGGGATTGACCTTGGTCGGAATTCATTTTGGATTGGATAAGTCCAGAAATTTGGCCGTTGCAACTCCCGTTCCTATGGATAGGATTACGGAGATTGCGAAGCAAATGAAATTCGTTCCACAGGCCATGTGCCGTGATGATATCAGCTTTGGGGTTATGATGCACCCCGAACAGGTTCATGAAGGTGTCCCTAAGAGAGGCGTCTTTGCGGATCCTTATTTCCATGAAGCGCAAAAGCTATTGCCCATAGTTGGGGTTGCGGATAATGCGCGTGGTGGAAAGTCCCATTTGAGGAAGAGTGTCTTCTATGATGATGTCGCTCCTATTTTGAAGGATCTGGGTGTTGAGTATGCCCCTGCGGTCCTTAGGAGTGAGTGGAGATATGACGATAAGTATGAGACTAATCGTCTTGTTTCTCCCTATCATTACGGGTTGGACTTTACCTCCAATGTAATAGGTTGTCCTCAGCAGGAGGCGTTGTCGGATTGTGTTGACGGCGTTGAGAAACTTCTATCGCCTCACATTTCGAAGACGTCAACGATTTGTAGTTTGGATGACTCATTGCATTCGGTGGGAATTATGAAGCCAGTTGCTCTTTCTACGGGTGCTGGAATGCATGTCCCCGGTAAGAAGGGTGATTTCATGTGGGAATTGTCTATAGGCGGTGAGACGGTTCGTGCCGCTGGTCAGGAATTGCGTGAGTCGGTGAATGACTTGACGCGTCGCCTTATTAAGGGCGATGTTCCTCCGGGGGTGTCCAAGATTGCGTTGAAGGATGAGATTTTAAAGATCAAGAAAGTTGTGAACATGTCCACCAGGATGATTCATGTCGTCTCTTTAGACGAATATGTCCTTGGTAGAATGATATTTGCTGTCTTTCTCGAGAAACTTTATACCCTTCTTCAGGCGTATTTTGGAATGTGTTTCGTTGTTAACGCGCATGGGAAGGATTGGACATGGATTTATAACCGATCAGTGTCGTCTCGTGGAGGGAAGCGCTCGCGTCTTGGAGCTGACTTTCGCGCTTTTGATCTGCATCACCAATTTTTGTTCATGTTCTTCGCTTTTGAGCTCTTGTTGCGGTTGGCGTTGAGGGGCATTGTGATGCCGGATGCGTTCGTTAGGGTTATTGCTTGCTATCTTTGGATGAAGTTGGTGAGAGTTACCCGAGTGGACGGCGTCTGGATCTATTGCTTCCTTGGTGGGCCTTCTGGTGACATTTTCACCGTATACTTTAATTGCGTTTGCCAGTTGTTTTACTGGTATGTTACGTGGTATACAATTCGGGGTGGAGGCACATTTGAGGAGTTCATGAGTGAGCTCGGCGATCATTGGTGCTCCCTTGGGGACGATTGCAGTCTTGCAGTGCCGGTTGAGGTTTCTGCTTGGCTAACATGTCCCAAGATCATAAGCGTTATGCGTGAGCGTTGTGGTCAGGAGATTACCGGCGATGGTCTGAAGTCTGATTTGGAGTATGGGGGCGAGGGCGAATTTCTAAAGCGACACTTCCGTGTCGTTGGTGACTTCGTCTTTGCCCCTTTGAAGCTCGAATCTTGTCTAAAGATGTTGCTCTATTTTGAGGAGAAAGAGAGCGTTGCATCGAATGCGTTCAGGAATTTCCAACTTCTTTCTACCGTGTGGGAAGAGTCGTTTTTCCATGACGATGTTGTTAAAGACATGCTTCGCTCTCTTGTGACTCGTCTAAGGCCAAAGCTAGATCCCAGATTCCGTAGCCGTGAGTTTAGAAGTGATTCTGAGCTCTTGGAGGCGTTCAAAAATGGAACGCTTGGATTGTGGGATAGGTGGAAGCCTAGTGACGAGTTTGAGGCCCAATGTGAGAGGGCTGGAGAATATTCTCACCACCAGGATAGCTGCCCATCGCGGGAAGCGGTCTGTGAAGAAATGATAAAGGTTCAAGAAAAGGCGGTCTCTGTCCAGGACCGTCGCCTAGTTTCTTCTGTTTGGCGCTTGGCGTATGCCTTGTTACCCAAATTGGACAAAGACAGCCGCGGGGTGGAGTCGCCCAGTGGTGGTGTTTTAAGACTTGCTGAACAAACAATTTTCGGTAATAATGAGTCGGTCCCTGCACCCAGTGTTGTGGTGAATCCAGGGGATGAGGCGGAGGTTGCCCCGGATAAGCAACAGCTTGGGACCGCAACGTTTGACGGTACGTTTCAGAAAGTGTCAATTGATCGTGACGGCCCTGTGAGGGTTGGACTTGGCGTTGGGGAGCTTGCAATTTTTGAGGACGAGTTCTTTCTTCGTCCGATTAAGATCGCGGAGATTTCTTGGTCGAGTTCCATGACTCCGGCGAGTATTTTGCCGCATAAGTTGTGGTTTAATGAACTCATGGTCACGAACAGGTTTCAGGGTTGGTCTCGTACGCGTTTTGATCTGGTGTTGAGGTTTGAGTACTCTCCATCATTTTATCATTACGGTCTTGCCAGGGCTTGGTGGTACCCAATGTACCCGCTTATCGGGACTACTGCGAGTTCTCCCGTTCTTCAGGTTTCTCCCGCGAAGGGTTCTCAAGCTCACGGTGTGTGGTTGGATGCAGCCCAACCTGGTACACGTGAGTTGATTATCCCTTGGGACTACTATGTTGATGCGATCAATACCGCTCAGTCCTTGGCTCTTAGCAACGTTGGCTATCTGTGGTTTTCGCCATTGGTTCCGCTGGCTCGTTCCGACAGTGCTACCCCTGGCACGATTTCTGTCGTGGTCAGGGCGTATGCGAGGAACGTTGTCCGAGCGGGACCCACGCGAAAGGCTGTGGAGGCTCAGAGCGGCAAATCTGACAAGTCTGTTGGTACTACCGTTCAAAAGCCTGGCCCTCTCACTGAGGGCTTGCAGCATGCCACCAAAGCTTTTGGTGCTGTTGCCAAGATTCCGTTGATTGCTCCGTTTGCTAAGGGTGCTGAGGTCGTTACCAGTGCACTTTCTAGCGTTGCGGGTTATTTTGGGTGGTCTAGAGATCTTGTCAGATCCCGTCAGACCATCCTGAATAGGCCAGCCCGTTACGGGGCTTTGGATGATGATGATACGGTGGTGTCGTTGGCTTACATGAAGGATCAAGGTCTTTTTGGGAATCCAAGCGACTTGTGTGGTATTAAGGAGGATGAGATGACGGTCGCTTACATTGGTGGTCATGATAGTGTGATTCAAGTTTACACGATCTCGACCTCTGATAGTTACGACGTCAAAATCATTGAGTTTCCGGTTCACCCCATGTCGGCCTGGTATGATGGTTCTGCATATTACACTCCCTCGGCAGTGGGTTGGCTCACCGGAGCCTTCCTATATTGGAGAGGGAGTTTGGTTTACACTTTTAGATGTGTATGTGCAAACCAACACTCGGGCAGCTTGAGAATTTCGTATGATCCGAACGGTGATACTCCAACTGCGGGCTATCCCAATGAGATGTCGAGGACATGTGTGTTGGAGTTGAAGCCCGGCGCGTGTGCTGAGATCGTCGTTGGATGGTCACAACCCGTTCCGTGGATCCGTAGGAAGACTGCCTATTCAAATCCGGCAAATGATTCCCTTGTTTTGTGTAATGGAGCTTTGCGAGGTTACGTTTTGAACCCAGTCAACGCTCCTCTGTCCACTCAAGGAGTTCAGATCGTTGTCTCGGTTAA